TAAAAAAGCAACCATGAAAAGCCTTGATGATATGGTCACATTTGAATTTCAGAAACAGCAAGAGCTTGAGAAATCTAAATCAGCTATCTCAGGCCTCTGTTCTGAGTATGGGATGACTGACTCTCCTTATATCCGTATGTTACGAGATTTGACCCTTGCTGAGGTCTTTGAACAAATTAAGGCTGATTATGCTTTTCAGAGAGAAAAACAAGAGCTTGAACGTGCAAGGCAAGAACTTGAGCAAGCTAGTCAGACAAAATCAACAGAGACCCCAAAATTTGACCCAGAGACAGGCGAAATCTTGGACAGTGAGCAAATCCCCCAAAACGAGCCAAACGAGCTCAGAGGGGCTGAAAATAGCTTAAAACGATATACCCAAAAAATGACAGTTGAGGTATATCTTGTAGACACAGCTGATAAAGACCGCTTTAAGGCTACACTAGAACAAGCAGGATTTGTAGTCAAGCATAATTACAAGGTTAGTGGTTATCAACGTATCGAACCTTTGACACAGGATGAGCTTGGTAAATATGGAAATTAGAAAAGTAACTGATAGCATAGCTATCTACTCAGACGGCAAGAGATTGCAGGTTATCCACAACCTAGGGGATGAGTTTATCTTAGATTTTGAAATTAAAAATTACAAAACTATAAATATTGATGACCTGAGCCCTCGTATTGTGAGTGAGATTACTCCAATTTTTAAAGTGAGTGGGTACTGCTCACGGCGTGGAGAAGACACCCAACGCTTAAAATGGGCTATCCGTCAATTTGAGGACTTTGATGAGTATATTAAAGATAATGAGGATGACCTGCTTGATTGGTCAAAAAATCCAGGGAGGAAAGTAAATGATTAACAATGTCACTTTGATTGGGAGGCTTGTAGCGCCTCCTGATCTACGAAAAACCCCTAACAATGTATCTAGCTTGCAGGGTACACTTGCAGTCAATCGCAATTTCAAGAATGAAAATGGAGACCGTGAGGCTGATTTTATCCAATTTCAGGCATGGAGAGGAATAGCTGACATCATTGCTCAGTATTGTAGCAAGGGCTCACTTATTGGCCTCACAGGGCGTATACAAGTGAGATCTTATGAAAAAGATGGTCAGCGTAGATATGTGACTGAGGTAGTTGCTGAGAGTGTAGATTTGTTAGAGAGTCGTAATAAACAACAAGAACAGGCTCCAGCTCAACCTAGCAACAACTACACAGAAAATAACAACCCATTCAGTCAACCTGCTGACCCATTCGGTATCTCTGATGATGATTTGCCATTTTAAAAAATACTAACTTAAGGAGAAAGTAACATGAACAAACAACAACAATTTTATGAACAACTAGAACAATTAGCAGAAAAATTTGGTTATGACATCCAATATGTAAATTTTTCACATGTCACTTCAAACAACTTTGCAACTAAGAAAGAGTTTAATAGGGTTAACATTGGAATTGACAACTACTGTTTTTGATGATACGCCTATCGAAAAAGAGGATAAAACCCTTGTTAATGATGTAATTGAGGATGTAAGAGAAGATAGTTCAGAACTAGAGCAAGCATTTCAGTCTGCTTGGTGGTATGAAAGCGATGAATTTACAGAATGGTATAAAAAGAAATCAAACAGAGATGTATTCGGCCTAGCCTGGCTTGATGGCTACGAGGTTGAGAAAGAAAAGCAGTATCTAGTGAAGTTTAAAGGTCTTAATCGTAGGTATATTATTTTGAAATATGACAAATATGATAAGACTTGGTTTTTAGGTGGAGAACTAGAATTTGATTTTCATAGAACACACCACACCCGAAAACAATTAGAAAAATCAGGTTTTGGATGGGTGTTTGATTGTGAAGGGATTGAGATTGAGGAGGTGGAATAAATGACAAAATTTGTTAAAATACAATCTTGTTATAGAGGACATACTGAAGATGAGCTTATCAACATAGATGATATTAGTCGCATCTGTCTAGGCCCTAATATCTTGTTTTTAAGAACACCTTACAATTTAGGAGAACATCATATTTCTATCACTCAAAATTCAGTAGATAAACTTTTGAAAGTATTGGATATTATTGGGGAGGTGGAGTAGTGGCGACAGTTGAAATTTTCTTATCTAAAAACGACCTTGAACACATCGCAAACGGACATGATATAAAAATAAAAATAAGTCATGGTAGAGGTTCAAGAATAAATGGAATTGTTTTGAAACGTGATTTGGTAAATGATACCATGAACCCTTTGATAAATCATAAATATAAACTGATTGACACAGAACAGAAAAATCTTGCTAATAGTTTTATGGGAGGTGCAAGATGAGACTAAAATTTAGAGTGTGGGATAAAGAAGAAAATAGAATGATACTACCTAAGTATTTATACTCAATTGATTTATTGAAAGAACAGGTTACAGAACGTACTAAATGTAATTACACATTTAGTTTGCACTCGATTCCTTTTGACAAAGTTAAGTTCATGCAATCAACAGGACTTAAAGATAAGAATGGCAAGGAAATCTTTGAGGGGGATATAGTTGATTACAAAGGCAGAGAAGCAGTTGTCAAATGGCACGGTTCTTACGCAAGTTTTATTTACAGATTTGTAGATGGACTGAAAGAAAGGGTTTCAGAATGGGACCCACTATTTCTAGCTTGTTATCACTTTGAAGTCATTGGCAACATCTACGAAAATCCAGAATTTTTGGAGGAAAAAAGATTTTATTTTAGCTATCAATAATTTAAAAATTGATATTATAAACAACTCAGATAAGCTAGACAGCTATGATCTAGGAAATATCAAGAGACATGCAAGGGATTTATATGAGAGTCTTGTATGGTTGCAGTATGCTGCTGAGGAGAATGAAAATTGAAACGATTTATCGCAATCTGGATATTATTATCCGCTGGATTGAATGTCTGGCAGAGTATCCAGATTAAGAAATTAGAAGAAAATCGACCTATTGTAATCTACAAAGCAGACAATCAAGGCGCAGAAATCAAAGGCAGAGTCGTCCGCAAGGAGAAGATTGGCGACCTGTACACGATCACAATACAGAACTACGGCATTTTCATAGTCACACAAACAAGCTACGAAACTTTAAGGATTGGAGACGAGGTGAGATTATGAAACCTAAAAAATACCCGTATTCAGGGAGCAAAATAAATAAAGTGACTACAACAGGAATAGGAGCTAGAGAGCTTGTAGTTTTTCCTAATGTAGCTTTTAGAAAAGACTTGCTCAAGCACGTTTTTTCAGTCGTCAAAGTACATGACAACACTACAATTATTTATTTTAGAGTCCCAAAAGTATTTGGATACGAGGAGGAAAAAGCTAAATTAAATCTCAGCTATGATAAAACTATAAAAATTTTAAATGAGGTAAACTAAAGGAGAGGTAGAGAGTGAGCAAAGCTAAAGAACTCTTGACAGAGTTACAGAGCTTGGACATGGACATCCAAAGCCGTATAGATGAAATCAATGAGCTTGAGGCTGGCCTACTCTCAAGCCCTAAGTGGACTGATGTAAAAGTCCAAAGTGGCCAAGTTAGAAAGATTGATGATGTGTATGCTCAACTTATTACTATGAAACAAGAGATAGAGCGTGACATTAAAGAAATCATAGATAGAAAGCTAGAACTGAGCAGGCTAATCAATAAGCTATCAAATCCAAAATTTAGGACAGTATTAAGGATGACATACATCAATAAGATGTATGTAGATGACATCTGTGACAAAATGGAGATTAGTAGGACTACATTCTATACATGGAGAGGTTTGGCTATTAGTGAGTTAAATGATTTATTAAATCGGACTAAATCGGACTAATAAGGCTAAAAATTGTTAGCACGGTTTTTAAAATCTGATAAAATGATAGTGTCAAATGCTGAAAAGGTTTGATATTATCTCCTTATGTTTTGAGAGGCTACGGCCTCTTATGGTAGTGGTAAAGGTTACGGTAAACCTCTAAAATGTTGCTCCTACGGTTTGCCTCTGGTTCAATTCCAGGCACTATCTTAATGACTACGAAAATAAAAAAAACAAATGTAGTATCTATCGGTTTGCAGGGTAGTAGTCGCTTTGCAGTTAGAATGTAGCTCAACGGTGGAGCGATATGACTATAAAGGGTCTGGTGGGGGAGGCACCCACTTACCGCATACAGTCACTCATTGAGTGGCTTTTTTTATATTTCAAAACAAATAAACAGCAGGAGGTTTAGGCTTGGGTAGAGCAAGAGACCCCAACCGAGACAAAGCATTTGAAATCTATTCAGAGAACAATGGCAACATTGAACTGATTGAGATTGCTGAGCGTTTGGGTGTTTCAGCTGGCACTGTCCGAGGTTGGAAAAGCAAAGATAAATGGGAACCCAAAATAAAAGGAACGTTCCAAAAGAAAAATAAGGAACGTTCCAAAAAACCAAGAGGCGCTCCCAAAGGTAGTAAAAACGCTCTAGGGCATGGAGCACCTAAAGGGAACACCAACGCTGTCAAACATGGATTGTTTGCTAAGTACCTCCCTCAAGAGGTATATGAGATAGCTCAAGAGATTTCAGATAAACAACCTATAGACATCCTGTGGGAAAATATCACGCTTACTTATGCAACCTTATTACATGCTCAACGTATTTTGCATGTGCAAGACATTGATGACACTACTACCGTGCTTATTGCAAGCACAGCTAAAGGTAGTAAAAATTATGAGGTTCATACATCATGGGATAAGCAAAGTAGAGCCATCACAGCGATAGCAAGAGCTCAGACCGAACTTAGAGGCATGATAAAGACTTATGATGAGCTTACACGCTCTCCACTGGTCACAGAGGAGCAGCGTTTGAGGATTGATAACCTCAAGGCACAGTTAGGCTCTAATGATGAGGATGATACAGTCATAACTGGATTTACATTTGATAGGAGTGAGTACAATGGTAACACTGAACCTAGCCAAACTGATTAACCCAGTATTTGATGATGTCCTCTATACGACTAAGAGCCATGTAGTGCTCAAGGGTGGCCGTGCCTCTACTAAGTCATCAGTAGTCTCTATTGACCTTGTAAATGACTTTATCAATGACCCTATGGGTAATGTGGTAGTTTTACGCAAAGTAGGCAAGTACTTGAGAATGTCAGTATATGAGCAGATTAGATGGGCTATCTATGAGATGGGCTTAGCTAATCAATTCAAGTTTGGGAAATCTCCCTTACAGATAACTCATATCAAGACAGGAACGGCTTTTTATTTCTACGGTGTAGATGACCCTATGAAACTCAAGTCACAAAAAATAGCTAAAGGCTATGTCATGGCTGTATGGTTTGAGGAGCTTGCTGAGTTTGCTGGCCGTGAGGATATTGACATAGTTGAGGATAAGAATTGCCAAACGGTAAAGAGGTTAAAGTCTATTTCACTTATAACCCTCCACGCAATCCCTATGACTGGATAAATGAGTGGGTTGCTGAGAAAGCTAGTGACCCTACATATATGATACATCATAGCACCTACCTTGATGATAGGCTAGGCTTTTTGTCTAGGCAGATGATTGAGAAGATTGAGCGCTATAAAGAGACTGACCCTGACTACTATCGCTGGATGTATTTGGGTGAGGTTATCGGTCTTGGTAATCATGTCTATAACATGAGCTATTTTAAACCACTAGAGAGCCTCCCTGAGGATGATAAGCTAATAGGCATATCATTTGCTATGGATACTGGACACCAGCAATCAGCAACTACCTGTGGAGCTTATGGACTCACAGCAAAGGGTAAGGTCATCCTATTAGATACTTTCTACTACTCACCAGCTGGCAAAACCATCAAGAAAGCACCTAGTGAGCTATCTGTGATGATACATGATTTTATAGATGATGTCATGAGAACTTACAGAGTGCCAAAACTCAAGATGACTATTGATAGTGCGGAGGGAGCTTTGAGAAACCAATATTTCAGAGATTATGGAGAACGCTGGCACCCAGTGGCCAAAAAGAAAAATCAGACTATGATAGACATGGTTATCAGTCTATTGGCTGAGGGTCGTTTTTATTACCTTAATACTGAAAATAACAGGGTATTCATTGAGGAGCATAAGATGTACCGATATGATGACAAAACCATCAATACTGATGACCCTAAAGTCATCAAAGAGGATGACCACACAGTAGACGGTTTCAAGTATTTTGTCCTAGACAATGCTAGAGAGTTAAATCTAAAAGCCTAAAGGAGCTAGTAATGGGAATAGTCCAAACGATTAAAGATATTTTTAAAAGGAGTAAATATGTGATGACTACTCAAAATCTAACATACATCACTGACCATCCGAAAATAGCAGTGTCATCAGCAGAATATGACCGTATTAGGGAAAATATTAAGTATTTTTCAGGCCATTACCCTCAAGTAGAATATAGAGACAGTAATGGGGCTAAAAATAAAAGAGATTTCAACCATTTACCTATTGGCCGTACAGCTGCTAAGAAGATTGCAAGCCTTGTATTTAATGAACAGGCTGAAATTAAAGTAGATAATGAGCAAGCTAATAAGTTTATCCAACAACAGCTACAAGATGACCGATTTACAAAAAACTTTGAGCGATACCTTGAGAGTTGTTTAGCGCTTGGTGGTCTTGCTATGAGGCCTTATGTGGATGGTGAACGTGTAAGAGTGTCATTTATTCAAGCGCCTGTATTTTTGCCATTGCAATCTAACACTCAGGATGTCTCTAGCGCTGCAATCGTGACCAAGACCATCAAAGCTGATGGTAACAAGCAGATATATTACACGCTGATTGAATTTCATGAGTGGTCAAATGATAAGTACACAGTATCAAACGAGCTATACAGGTCTGATAATAAGCATGCAGTAGGCTCAAGAGTGCCACTGTCAGAACTCTATGAGGATTTAGAGGAAGTGGTGGAGCTAAATGACTTGAGCCGTCCACTATTCACTTATCTAAAGCCACCAGGAATGAACAACAAAGATATTAACAGCCCACTAGGTTTGTCTATCTTTGATAATGCTAAGACTACAATAGACTTTCTTAATACCACCTATGATGAGTTTATGTGGGAGGTCAAAATGGGTCAGCGTAGGGTGGCAGTACCTAGCCAAATGATTAAAACAGAATATAATCAAAATGGCGAGAATGTCGTGGTCAAGCGTGAATTTGAGGCTGGCCACAATGTCTATGAGCAATTTGACTCTGGTGACATTGATAAGGGCATAGGTATCACAGACCTTACTACACCAATCAGGTCAGATGACTACATCAAGGCTATTAACGAGGGCTTGGCGCTCTTTGAAATGCAGATTGGCGTATCAGCTGGCATGTTTAGTTTTGACGGTAAGTCAATGAAAACAGCTACAGAGATTGTCTCTGAGAACTCTGACACATACCAAATGAGAAATAGTATTGTCAGTCTAGTAGAGCAGTCTCTAAAAGAGCTCATTATCTCAATGCTAGAGCTTGCTAAGGCTTATAAACTATACTCAGGTGAAATCCCTGAGATGGACAAGATTAGTGTCAACTTGGATGATGGAGTATTCACTGACAGGAATGCTGAGCTTGATTATTGGATAAAAGTAGTTAATGCTGGCTTTGGTACTAATACAATGGCTATTGAGAAAGTCCTAAATGTAACACCTGAAAAAGCTAAAAAGATTAAGGCTGAGATTGATGGCAATGTCATTGATGATGTAAATGCTGAGCGTAGCCTTGATGATGTAGGAGTCTATGGAGAGTAGCATGAGAAAACTGTTTAGGTTTATTTTGCCACCACTCAACCCAGCCAAGCTATTTATTAAGTCACCAAACAGGTTTTTGAGGTGGGTATGGTATGACTAAGAAGAAACCAATCAAGCTAAATGATGAGCAACTCATGCTTGACGCTAGTAGAGTTGCTGACATCTACCATCAGCTAACTCTTGACCTTTTTGACCAAGTAATAGACCGTATCAAAGAGCGTGGCTCTGCTAGTCTTAATGATAAATGAGGGCTACAAGGTTTATAAAGACACTAAAGAGCAACTACTGGAGTCCATGGGTGGAGATTTTACTGATAACTCACTCATCCAGACCAATCTAGCTGCTTATGTCAATCAGACCATGGGAGACATAGATAACCTCATCAATACGACTTTGCCAATGAGTGTCAGAAAGGTCTATCAGTCTATTGTTGAGGAAAGTGTAGCCAAGGTAGTCACAGGGCTTACTACATCAGACAAAGCTATCTCTGATACAGTTATGAAATGGGCTGAAAAGGGCTTTTATGGCTTTACTGATAGCCAAGGCAAGAGGTGGAAAGCTGACACTTATGCTAGACAGGTCATCAAGTCAACAGCTTGGAGAGTCTATCGTGAGGTCAGAATGGCTCCAGCTGAGGAATTAGGTATAGATACCTTTTACTACCACAAAAAAGCCACAGCAAGAGAGATGTGTGCTCCTCTACAACATCAGATAGTAACTACTGGAGTTGCTAGAGAAGTAAATGGAGAGCGTGTGACTATGGCTACGGTCATCCTGCTGGTTGTCAGGGTATAAATTGCACTCATGAGATGACACCATACATCCCAGGGGTCAACTACAAGCCTGATTTGCCTGACCATTTGAAAGACCTAACACCTGAGGAGGCTATAGCAAATGCAAACGTACAGGCTAAACAGAGAGCCCTGGAGAGGTCTATCAGGAAGTCTAAGGAGCTTTTGCATGTTGCAGAAAAGCTAGGAGATAGTGAGCTAATCTCTAATTATAAGAGCAAGGTTAGGATGAAACAAGGAGCCATGAGAGGTTTTTTGAGTCAACACCCTTACCTACATAGAGATTATGCTAGAGAGAAATACTACAATGACCCATTTTCTCAAGCTAAGAAAGAGGTCAGGCTTAGAGAAGAACAAAAGAAAGCTAGAGAGCTTGCTACTAAGCGTGCAGAACTTGATAAAGCTGTGAAAAGTGGTAAAATAGTAAGTGTATCAGGGGTTACAGTAGGGCATACGCCTCCACGAAAGACTGGAGAGCCAAATAGTGTAGTCCAACACAACGCAACAAATGGAGATGTACTTGGTAGAACATATTATGATGATAGGGGCTACAAAGTAAAAGATATACATTTCACTAATCATAAGCAACCAGATAAACATCCTTACGGGAAAAAAGGTGAGCATGTTCATGACTATGTGCTTGATGATGACGGCAAGTTTGTCAGCAGAACGACTAGAGAACTAACAAACAATGAAAGAGAGGAGAACCTGGATATATTATGGCGATACTAGAAGATTTACAAGCATTATATGATAACGGATGGGACGCCTCTTTTGTCTACAAAGGGCAAGATTGTGCTATCTTACCTAATTCTACAACAGATATACAGGTCTCTATAGGAGCTAAAACGTATGCGGTTACCTCTCTTGATGACTTAGTAAATTTAGATATTGACGGTCAAAAGCTGTCAGATGTCATGTCTAAAACAGATGTACAATACTATTAGTGCTTAGAACAATCTAGGCGCTTTTTTCATGTAATAAATTGCAATAAACAACTATAAACCTATGGGAACCATCAGGTTTTTTATTTTGCCCTGGAGCATGGCGTAAAACTGTCTTAATTTGTCCATGTGACGTAAAAAGGAGGATTAAGACATGAGTCTTAAACGTGAGATGTTAGTTGAGGCAGGTATTGAGGATAAGTCAGTGATTGACAATATCATGCAAGCGTACGGTGCAGGTATTGAGAATGCAAAATCACAGGCTAAATCTGAGCTACAAGCTGAAAATGAGACATTAAAGCAACAACTTGAGCAACAGACTCAAGCTATCCAAGACTTACAAGCCAAAGAGGGTGCTAGTGAGGAAAGCAAGCAACAACTTGAACAACTCAAGGCACAATTTGAGCAGTATAAGCTAGATAGTGAGGCAAACCTTGCTCAGGTAACCAAAACCAATGCTATTGCCCTTGCTTTGAAAGATGTAGGAGCATACAACTCTGATGACTTGATGAAATTCATTGACCTAGAAAAAATCGAACTAGGAGAAGATGGCAAGCCTCAACTTGAGGACACAATCAACTCACTCAGAGAGTCAAGCCCTTACCTATTCCAAACGGTGCAAGAGCAGCCTAACCCTAATATCTCTGTCCCAGGAAATCCATCAGCAAGTAATGCAGATGATGGCCTAAGTGCAGAGGACAAAGCCCTTTTTGCTGGCTTTGATAGCGTATAATACCAAAAGTGGCAGTAAACTACGCAGAAAAATTTAGTCAGAAAGTAGATGAGCGTTTTGCAAGAGAGGCTCTTACTACTAATACTATTAACCAGGATTTTGATTTCATTGACGCTGAGACAGTCAAGGTCTACACAGTCGCTACATCAGGAATGAATGACTATCAGACTACTGGTCAAAATCGTTACGGTACAGCTGATGAGCTTGGCAATACAGTCCAAACTATGACGCTCTCTAAAGACCGTTCATTTACATTCACGATTGACAAGAAATCAGAGCAAGGATCAAATGGTGTCATGGAGGCAGGTAAATCTCTAGCCCGCCAAATTTCAGAGGTAGTCATCCCTGAGGTTGATAAGTACCGTCTATCAGCAATGGTTTCAGGTGCTGACACTACTCATGTTGGAACAGGTGCAGTAAGCAAGACTAATGCTTATGAGCTTGTACTTGAGGGACAATCTAAGTTGTCAGATGCTCTAGTGCCTGTGGCTGGCCGTATCTTACATGTGTCTCCTAAGTTCTACAAATTGATTAAACTTGATGATACCTTTATCAAAAACTCAGACCTTGGACAAGAAATCACTGTCAAGGGTCAAGTAGGTATGATTGATGGTATGCCAGTAGTATTGACACCATCAACATATATGCCTACAGGTGTTGAGTTTATTATCGCTCACCCAGCAGCTACTAACGGTAAACTTGTTGAGGGTCGTATCCGTTATGACGCTTTCGTTTTGGACGCTAAGAAAAAGGCTATCTATGTCCACAAAACAGCCTAAGGAGGTAGCTAATGGCTAATGATAACACAGTAGAGGAAGTAGTAGAGGTCAAAACTGATGTCACTTTGACTAAGGATGGGGTATCATTTACCCTGTCTGACCCTATCATGGTATCAGCCTTTGAAAACAATGGCTATAAAGTGGAGGAATAAACTAAATGGCTCAGTTTAAAGCAACAAGTAATGTTGTTTTTTATGTCAATGGCAAAGAGCAAAGCTATGACAAGGATGTAGTCTATGACATGGATGTCAAAACAGCTGAGAGTTTAAATACTCAAGGCAAACAATCACATCCTGAGTTGAGCCCGTTCTTTGAGCAAATTGACGAAAAAGAAGAAACCAAAGAGGCAGGTAAATAGTACTGCCTCTTATTTATTGGAGGTGGTTACTATCGCTTATTTGACACAAGATGAGTTTAATGAGTTAGGATTTGATGAAGTAGATGACTTTGAAAAATTATTGACAAGGGCAGAGGTAGCTATCAATCTCTTTCTTGATGGCTTTTATGACATTAAGGATTTTGAGACTGATTTTAAGACTAGAAAGAAAGCTATCAAACTTGCTACGGCTTATCAAGTAGCTTATTTAGACGCTAGTGGTATTGCTACGGCTGATGATAAGCAAGCAGTCTCTACTGTGATACTTGGTAGGACTCACATGAGCTATTTTAACGGAACTAGTAGACCGTTTGAAAGCGATAGGTATAATCTATCACTTGACGCCTTAAACGTGCTAAAAGCAGCAGGTTTTGGGTATAGGGGGGTAGGATATGACAGACATTGATAAACGGTTATTGATTGATACTGTAACAATTAAAAAAGACACAGGTGAAAAAGACGGATGGGGAAAAGTAATATTAGAGAGCCCAGTGACCCTTAAACATGTCAGATTTGATAGACAGTAGTCCAAACCTAGTACCTTATTTGTGTACCCTAAACATTGTCCTATTACCTTAGATGATACCTTTAAAAATGCCATCATCAATGATGGTGAGCGTGAATATAGAGTTACTGCTATATTGCCTATTAGTTACCCACATAAACAGAAAATATTTTGTTATGAGGTGGAGTGTATCTGATGGGAACTAGCGTATCTGTCAAGATTGACCTCAAAGGTATTGAAAATAAGGTATCTCCAACAGCTTTAGCAAAAGGTAAACTGGCCATGGCTAACCAAATGCTAACAGACATGAGCCCTTTTGTTCCTAGAAAAAGTGGTGACCTCAGTGGAAGTGGTCAAGCTACTAAAGATGGTGTCAGGTACCCTGAGCCTTATGCCAGAGCCCAATTTTACGGCTCTAGCTACAACAAGGCTAGGGTTTTTTATTTCAAAAAATACACCACACCTGGAACAGGAAAGCGCTGGGATTTGAAAGCTACAGCGCTCCACCTTAAAGACTGGGAGAGAGTAGGAATAAAAGCAATGGGAGTAAAAGCATGAATAACAATGATTTTTCCGAAGTCCTCAGAGACTTTATCAACACACTAAACCTCTCTCTTACTTGTAGACTTGACTACTTATCAGAGAAAGAGGATTTAGTTCTATATCCTTTGCCAGGTGGCAAGATTTTAAAAGAGTACATGGACGGCAAACAAGACATCAGCCTTATTTTTGAGGTGGCTATCAAGACACTTGACCACCAAAGAACAAGCTCTATTTTGTGGGCTATCAATCATGCTCTTGCTAATTTTGATTTAGAACTACCTAGCAAAAATAACTCATATCAATTCAGAGGCCTTGAAGTCTCACAGCCATTCCTTAATGACCGTGATGACCAGGGCTTTTATATTTACATGTTAGATGTAACGGCAGAAATTGAAGTAAATGGAGGAAATTAAATGCCAAAATTAAAAAACGCCAAACCTTGGTCAGCAGAAAACGCAGCAACAGAGCCAACAGGTGACGCTTGGAAATGGCTTGCAGATGGAGTGACAACCGCTGAGGTTGAGAATGACGAGGAAACAGATGATACAGCTTACTACAATGGTGATGGAACGCCTGAAACAGTAGTAAAAGCTGTAAAATACGGGTTCTCATTTGAGGGGGACTACATCAAAGAGGATGAGGCTCAAGCTATCATTGCTGGCATGCGCTTTAAAATCGGTGATGGACGTAAATTGTGGTTTAAAGTGGTTGACGCTGACGGTAAAAAGCAATATGTGGGCGTAGCTACAGTCTCTGGCATTAAAATTGGAGGCGGTGAGGCGTCTGAGTTTGAGGGCTTTGAGTGTACTATTAGCTGGAACTCAGCACCTAAGGAGTCCGCTGTAGTCGGATAATGTGATTTAGGGGGAGTGGTAATGCTCCCCTTTTTATTTTTGATTTAAAAATTAGTAGGAGAAAGAAATAATGGTAGTAATTAAAAAGCGTGATAATGTCATCCCTGTAGAATTTGGAGAGTTTACTCTTGAATTTATCGGAAATGACCAAAATATCCACAAAATGGAAAAACTTGGCAAAATCCTCAAAGAAGAGGGCGAAAAAGTAGCCAATGCAGAAGATGACAAAGCATTTGAGGCTTTACAAGATATGGTTAAGAACTCATGGACAGAGCTATTTGACGCTGAGGCTTATCAAAAAGTCTACGATTTCTCAAATGGGTCTACTGTAGACACAATGGCCTACTTACTTGAGACTATCAATGGTGTCATCTCAGAATGGGAGCAACGTAATAACACAGACGCTCTCAAGAAATATTTAGGAGACTAACATGCTAGATTTATCAAGGAAATTGACTGATGAGTTAGTCCTTGGTGATGATGTGTACCCTATGAACATCTCTTTTAACAAGGTCTTGAAAGTCATTGAGC